TCGCCAATAATTCGTAGAGATTGTGCGCCTCCGGGCGGTCTATCACCTCAAAGACATAATCGCCCAGGCGCTTATCCGTGTCGTTTAAGGCGATTTTATATCGTTGCGGATAGATGCGCCTATCGGCTTGCAGTTGCGCCGCCACGGTGGCTTTAAACCGTCTTTCTTGCTGTTTTTCCTCCTCGGTCATTGCTCGCCGTCCTCCTTAAAGGTTTTCATAAAATCACTAAAGCCGTCATTATCGGATTTCCGCTCTCTCGCGTCCGTATTCATACCTAATGCCTGTAACGCCTTTTGCCCCTGCTGCGAAATATCCAGAAATAGCCTTTCTTTCGGGTTGATGCTCTCGCGTTCGTTCCCTTCCCGGGAATACTCCACATTTACGGTACGATGCCCGTCTGAAAATATCTCGTCCGCCAACATGTCGGCTCGAACCAACAACCGGGCGGCTATCGTCACCTGCGCCGAAAGTTCGGCCGTATATTTCCCTTGCTTTTTCAATAACCGGACGATATGGTCCTTCTTGCTCTTGATTTTCCGTATAACCGCCGGTTGCGCTTTCCCCGATTCTCCACCGGCGCACCCCGTGGCAGGCAATGTCTGTACGTGTCCGGCTTCTGGTACTGGTTCGGACGATAGCTGTATCTTCTCGCTATAACCCCGTTTTTTTCCTTTCGTTTTTAGATAAAAAATAGTTGCCGTAGTATCGCCCTCCTGGATAAGGGTCATTAGTTTGCTTTCCACGAAATCTACTTGCATTTCCATGACATCATCTGCGGCTTGTGCAAATTCCGCGTCCGCCCTTTTCCAGTTATAGAAAGTCCCCCTGTTTATGCCCGTATTCTCACAGGCCGTACAGATAATACCGCCCGATTTTTTTAAGTTCTCTAAAAACGTTAACTTTTTGTTATCCATATCGCATTATTTTTCAAACGATACTATACCGTCGAAATACTCTTTGTAAAACTCAAACAGCCCTTTGTCGACCGTTATACACCCTTGTTCGGTTCTTGGGTTAGTGTTTATATTCGCACTGGTTTGAATGCCGAAATAGAAATGATCGGCGGAATTACACCCGGCGTAGATTTTGCTATGGTTTCTAAATACTACCGCTCGCCCTGCTTCCGGATGCTCCCTGTAGAATTTCTTGACCATCGACCACTCGATTTTATAGCTTCCGGGAAATATCTCGCCCAGATACATATCAAACCGTTTGATACGTCCCTCGTCATACCATTGTTGTACCTGCAAAATATCTTCCGCTGACATGCACCATGTGGATAAAAGCAAATAATCCAAATCGTGCCGGTTCAGCACGATTTTCAGGTAGCTAAGGCTATCCACATCACCTGCTGTAATAAAATTATAACTCACGCCGTCCAGCAAATCCACGTATCGCATAGCTTCCAATAGTTTCACCTCGCTAAAAGCCCGGCGATACTCATATCGTTGGGATAGTTCGGTACATTCTTTTGTACGTCTGTGTGCCCGTTTCGCGCTGGCGATATTTTCCACTGCCGCATCTTCCGACTCTAAGGCTTCCGGTTGTTCCTGCCGACCGAAATCGAAACCGCCGAAATTAAAGCCATCACCAAAGTTAAAACCGTTATTTTTCATATTTTTTATATTGTTGAAACCGGTTATAACCGGAAACCAAAACCGGGCTAAACCCCCACAGACTTTTTTGTAGCCCCGCGTGTGAAGAAAGGTTGGGGCGGGGTTTACCGGGAGGTACCCCCTTTTAAAACATGCCCCCCGGTCTTCGCTTCACCCATCACCGAAAAATCTTTTCATCACCTGTCGTAACTGTTCTGCGTTTCTTCTTTTCGCTGCTTTTTTGCCACTCCTGCCGGCTTCCGTGTGTGTTCTAACGTGGCAGTCATGGCACAAGGCCCGGAGGTTATAGGGATCATACATCCGTTGTATCTTTTCTGCGCTCGTATATGCCTCCTCTACCGGTTTAACGTGGTGTGCCTCTGTTGCGGGCCTTATCCGGCCTTCTTGTTCGCACCTCTGGCAAACCGGGTGCTTTGTCAATACGTCACGCCTTAGCCTTAGCCACCTCGCTGTATGTATAAGTCTGTTGTATTCCTTATCCTTTGCCATACTTGCTACGTTTATTATGTCGTTTAGGCGGATTTCCATCAGGTGTTATTTGGATGTGGCTTAGATCTTCAAACATCTTATCTATGTACGCTCCATCATCCTCTGGTATATCATACTTTTGATGCTTATCGTCTTTCATACGGTCTAATAGTATATGTATTAAAGATGTAACTATCTCGCACAGATTATTAAAACCATACATATCTTTCATTTGCTTTAACATCTGGTAGGTCAAGGGATCTATTGATATATTTATCCTTTTTCTATTACTCATAGTATTTATGTCTAAAGCAATCAAAGCAATGCTATACTCTATTTACAGTTAATTTATACCGGTGACGGGATGGGGATTTCTTACTTTTTATACCTTGTGAGTCTGGCAGTATTCATAGTCTATCTTCCATTTATCCCATAATTCGGGGCGTTTTTGCAGGTAGTCATATACCTCCGATTCATCGACCAAAATATCAGTTCCTTTCTTCGTGGTCTTGATAATCCGCTGCCGAATCAAAAACCAGATGCGGATCTCGGCAATTTCCAGCTTCTTTGCGAGCGATTTAATAGTTATCATGTTTGAGTTGCTTGTATTTGTTCATTACTTTGTCTGAATATTCTTTAGCCTTTCGGCTGTTAAACATCATCTTACCGGCTCTGGCTTCTTAAATCCCGTAATATCCCCACACTCAGGACAGCGTATATGCCAAATTTCAGTATAATCCGATGGATGGAAATAAACTTTTAGTACATCTTGTCGCTCGTATTCGAACTGGCAGCCGCAAGCGCAGCATTTACGTAAAAATACGGTATTAGCGTATCGGTCTCCGTGTCTAATTATCTTCTTCATAGTCTCTAATTTTCCATTTTCTTTTCAGTCTTTGAAAGTTCCTGAGTTCCCGAATAGCCCCGTCGATGACTTCCCCGATCTCCGTGGGATTTGGCTGTTCTATATTTGCTCCGCGTCTCCATTTCTGGTAGTAAATGAGATAGTTAACAATGTCTTTGATTTTCATGTATTTTCGCTTTTTGTTTTTGAATTTTTACAAATAGTTCCCAGTCTTTCCCGCACGGATGCCCGGTATATATCCACTCGTTCAGGTGGCGGCCAACGTACCTACGGCAACGCCTGCGTAGGCGACAACGTTTACCTTCACACCAAACAAAAATATATGTACACCTGCTCATTGTTTTTAATAATTTTGATTCAAGCCTATATTCATATTATTCCTGATTTATTGCATCCCATAATTCTACAAAACGTTGTTCGGACTGAACTTTATTTAAAAAATCAACACAGTTTCTATTGTGGGACTTATTCTCGTCATAAGAATAGTGCATGTGTCGCATAATCGACTTTGGATTATCTAATTGTAAAAATTTGTACTTTACTGTTCTATCTGTTACCCCTTCCGGCAGTGCTTTGGGCTGAATTTGATGTGGATTTTCTTTAGGCAACGATTTTTTATAAAATTGGCTAATAGGCAATTCGTTGCCGCATGATGGACATTTTTTTGTTTCCATAGTTTAATGTTGTTTCTTATTTCAAATCAGTTAATCATAAACACCTGAATAACTCCAATTGTGACCATTAAAAGACCGCCAAACGTCCCAAAGAAGCACAAAATCAAAAACCACATTTGCATATTTCCCGTCGTTTTAATGGTTGATTGTTTGCCAAGGAAATAGCTGATAATAAGTACAACAATACCGGTGATAATCAATAAAATGTATTTCATACCCTTATTCATTTACTCGTTCGATGGGCCGCCAGTGGGTATAACCACTTTTGATGTATGGGAAACCCCAATTTTTGGCACGCTCCCCCGATACAACAAAATATCCTTTGGTATGTATCGGCTCTCTTTCATCCTTCATAATCACGAAATCGTATTTTTCTGGATTTCCTTCACTTATTGAAAGCCACTGGAAGGATTCGATTACGCCCCTGCGATAACCAAACTCTTCGCCTGCGAGGAAGTCTCGCTCAGAACGAGATTTGTAGGCATCACGGCTGACCTCCCATTCAAGGGTGGATTCTCTATTCCATAATGTTTCGGCGTACTCTCTGGCCGCTTCTTTTGCTGTTCTCATTTTCTCTAATTCTTCATTCAGTCCCATTGCCAATGCCCGGCAGATGGGCGGTAGAGTCGTCATTATTTCACCAGTTTAAATTCTATTCTCCAAACAACGGGGTTTTTATTCCAGGTTCCACGTCCGCTGATCTTGTCGATGAGCGAAGCAAAGGCTTCGCGGGGATCGCTTTCTATTAATCCGACATATACAGGATTACGATACATGGGTTTTGGCATTTTACTCCATAGTTTTTCATAAACCGACATCAATTCAATTCCCTCCCTCAAACAATCCTCTTTGGTTATATCCTGCAACCGTTCGGCACGAACATCGAGTATTCGTATTTGGTGTGGCATCAGATCGGCGCGGACAAACATTTTATTATTCCATCCAGCCGTTCCAGATACTACGGCATTTTTGAAGTTATCGAAACGACAATCTCCAAAGTCTCCGGCCATTAACTCTTTATGTATATCCTCATAATGCTGCGCCACGGCCACAATTTCATCCCTTCGGTAAGGTTCAAAAAGGTACACCCAACCATCATCGTTGTATCCATATAATCCGTCAGGCATTTCTACGGCTGGCTGCCATACCCGAAACTCTGAATATTTCCCCGAAACATCGACTACTCGTCTCGTTACGGTCTTTCGACCCTCGATTACCGCTTGTGTCAGGCCGTACCGGTCGTTAAACATGATCTTTTTCATCGCTTTACATTTCAATCGTGATATCGACGTTCTTTTTCAGCACATCGGCTATACCATTGCTAACCGCGAGGTAGTACCCGGCTTCATCTTTGCTGGGCATGAAATAGAAATACCGATTTTCTGCGTGCATAGGCAGCCCCAGTTCTTCCAGACCTTTAGAGGTGAGGTAATTGTCGAATTTATTGAATTTATCCGACGCCTCCCGGCCCTTTGGGGTGGTTCTAAGTACTTTGTATACTTTATACTCACCGGTTGATTCTTTCGTATTTTCCGACATCAATTTGGGATCGGGAACAAAACCGTCTTTAAATGCGACCATGTGCGGATTCCATATACAGGTGCAGTCAAAGCTCCAGTAGCATCCGAATGCTATCGGTCGCTCACCGACCAACTCCTCGATAATGTCGCATGCCTCTTTGTGCGTGGCTTCGCGCACATCGTACATCCGCTTTAATTCGGCATGAAGCGCGGAACCTTCTCTAAATCTTAAAATCATAGCTTATAATGTTATGCCCGGAGGCGGTTAAACTATTTTGAAAATTTGCTCGGCATGGTAATTTTCATTGCTCATCGAGCTTTTGAAGAAATGCTTTTAAGTTTTCACATCCATTTGTGTCGCAACAGGTTACGCCGCATTCTTTAAAGCAAAACGCTTCTTCTGCTCTTGCTTTCAATCTCTCTATCTCCTTCCTCTGGTCGTTGATTACCTTGCGGGCTAACTCTTTGCGTTGCTTGGATTCCTCCAACTCTTTGCGGTAGTGGGCTATTTCCTTTTCTGCATCTCGCTCGGCAAGCTCGACGGCTGCATAAGCACTGTCAATACAAACATATTGATAGCCGTATTCATTGGTAAAGGAAGCTGCTTGTAATACCTGTTCTGCTCGTCTGCTTTTCATAATCAAAACATTGTTTGTTGTGTTTTGTAGTAAATCAGTCTTTTTTCTGCGATTCGGATGTAATCAGGGTTCAACTCGCTACCGAGATAATGCCGGTTCAGTTTCTTGGCAACAACAGCAGTAGTTCCTGATCCCATGAATGGATCTAAAACAATCCCGTGCTCCGGACATCCAGCCTTAATGCAATCCACGATTAACTTTTCAGGAAACACGGCAAAATGCATCTCTTTACAATGGGCTGTTGAAACCGTCCATACACTGCGTTTGTTGGCATAGTCTGTGTATTCGTATTCTCGGTCGGTGTTACTTCTGAACATGGGATTGGAATCATCGAGAATCCCATTTTGGTTTGCGCGCTTGCGACCGCCGATAACGGCTTTCATTGTTCCGTTCTTTTTCAGCGACCGTGTATATCCGGTTTGATGTTCTAAGTCTTGCGATACCCGTTTCATGGTCGATGGCTTTGCCTGTTGCTTAATTGCTTCGGAATCGAAATAGTATTTAGAACTTTT